GAATTTATCAATATCTTTGCTCTCAATATAATTTACGAAAACATGAGCCGTTTGTTCGAATTGTAAATATTGCAGGATTTTTTCAAATATCAATCGCAACAGTTAAAGAAATATTATCCAGGCTTGCAGAGCTGGAACAGGATCAAAAAAAATTACTTACAGTTAATTTTAATGGAACTTATTTAGAATTTGAAATGCCGTATTACAAATCTTTTTTAGAAAATTTAGGATTTAAAAAAAATAATCTTGCGGCTGGTTTTAAAAACGTACAAAATAAATTAAAAGAATTAAATTCGCAGGCAGATACTAAAATATATTTATTTCCTAAATTAGATCAATTTGATTTGTCTGAGGCTTTGCGAGATATGCCAGATGAAGATTTTGATAAAATAAAGCCAAGTCAATTAAGATTTCCTTGGGTATATTATGATGAAAAAACTAGACGAACAAATACTCAATAAAGAATTATATACAGAAGTTCAGCTTATGATTTTGCTGGAGGATGCTGTTTATACTGAAAGATTTATATCAAAACCTAGTAATCGCAGAGTTCCTGCTATGTATAAGATTATAGAATGTTCTTATGATGAGCAGGATTATGGATATTATATTGCATCATACAAAGGCAGAGCAACGCCAAGGCAGCTCACAAGATATAATTTTGCGGTTGAAGTTATGCTTATGATAAAATCTGATGTTGATATTGATCCTGTATTTGCAAGGAAATTGCTATGGATGAAAGCAAATAGATTTCCAATGACAAAGTTAGCAAAGATGTTCGGTTATCACAGAACTACATTAAAAATTAAATATCAGACAATATTGGAACGATTAGTTAAAAAAATAAATTCTACATTTTCGTTTGACAGACTCGACAAAATTCTTTACAAATATTGATACGCTCATCGTATTATTTATTTCTCACACACATCATAAATAAAGTTATTATCCTAGCCTATACAAATAAGCGAACAGCTGTAAAATAACAGTCTGTTGTCAACTACAGTTCATCTATGCGCTGTTGTTTATTTTTTAAATAAAAAGTCTTGCAACAGGATAGTTAAGAATAATACTCACAACAGTACTTATGAAGAAGATTAGAGTTGATTGCGAAACCATAAACAAACAAAATAAACTTCCTTGCAAAGCTCCAGGAATATTATGCAAGAACGGTAATATTCGTTGTAGAGTTCATGGTGGATATTCCACAGGTCCAAAGTCTGCAAAGACAACCGAAGGTAAGATAAAATTATTAAAGAATTTAAAACTTAAAAATTATGAACGAATTGCAACTGACATCAGAAATAGAGAACTCAATCATAACTCAATTGATGAACGGAACACCATTAACCAAGATTTGCAAAGCCAAAGATAGTCCAAGTTTATCTAAAGTTTATAAATGGATTGCAACTAACAAAGAATTCGCTGATAAGATTTTAACTGCAAGACGCATTGGAGCGCAAACATATTTAGACAGTATGATTGAAGAGCTTGAAGGCGCAGACAATCGCAACATACAAGTTGTTAGAGAAAAATTACATCACTATCGTTGGTTAGCCTCAAAGCTAATTGGTATCTATGGTGATAAACAAGAAATTAGAACAGACAGCAAGATTGAAATTACTTGGAATGTGCCAGACGTTAACACAAATACAAATACGAATGTGATTGATGTGAGTGTAAGTCCAGATGATATTAGTTTAAATAGTTCGGTAGTGCGCACATAAAAACATATTCTCGCACGCATCAAGAGGTTAGGAATTTAATAAGTAATTAATAGTTTTTGTACCAGACTTGCACCAATATATTAAATAGATAAGGCAATCCGCTACAGAGTGTCGGCTAGTCAAGCTAATGACTGTTTTTCGCCAGGCAAATTACGTTTTTTCTGGGGTACTACACCTCAAAATCGTGGGTGCGGTCTTTATGCGATAAATTACCGATCAAACAAATGAACGAACGAACACAGTCATTAATGAAATATATTTTAGATAAATACAAAAACATACAAGCGGTTACATTCTCAACGCATAATAACGATCTTGTAATTAATTTCTCAGGATTTGAATGCGAAGAAGATTTAAAAGACTTTGCAGATTTTGTATTTACCAAAATCAAAATGCAATATGTGGATCTGCACAAGATGCCTAGCATTCACTAATGAAAGTTGTTCTACCTTATACACCAAGAAAACAGCAAGCCTACGTTCACGATGAACTAAGCAAATACAGGTATGCGGTTCTGTGTTGTCATAGAAGATTTGGCAAAACAGTTTTGTGTATTAATCATTTAATTAAAATGGCGATGACGAATAGAAATCATCAGCCACGATATGCTTATATTGCACCGACTTATAGTCAGGCAAAGAAGATAGCCTGGGATTATTTAAAACATTTTACCGACAAGATACCTGGCACTAAATATAACGAAACAGAGTTACGTTGTGATTTGGTCAATGGAGCCAGAATAACTTTATTGTCATCTGAAAATCCTGATAGCATTCGAGGAATATATTTAGATGGCTGTATTATTGATGAAGCTGCACAAGTTCAAGCTGCTTTAATAGATGAAGTTATTACTCCTGCGTTATCGGACCGCAAAGGATTTATGATCCTAGTTGGAACGCCTGCAGGTATGAATAATTTATTTTACGATTATTACCAAAAAGCTCAGTCAAATAAGAATTGGTTTTTATATAAAGCAAAAGCCTCTGAAACAAAGATAGTTGATAAAGAGGAATTGCAAGCCGCTCTCGGAGTTATGGGGGTTGCTAAATATAACCAAGAATTTGAGTGTTCTTTTATTGGTAATATTAAAGGCTCTATTTATGGAGAACTACTAGGCAAACTTGAAGATAAAAAACAAGTTGCCTCTATTCCTTATGATCCTGCTTATCCTGTAAATACTGCCTGGGATATTGGATTTAGTGATAGTACATCCATAATATTTTTTCAGCAGATCGGACACGCTATTCACATTATTGATTACTATGAAAATAATAATCAGGCGTTTCCACACTATGCACAAGTCTTAAAAGAAAAAGATTTTGTGTATGAAAATCACTACGCACCACACGATATAGAAGTTACAGATTTTGCCTCTGGTAAGACCAGAAGAGAAGTTGCTTATCAAATGGGGATTAGATTTAGAGTAGCACCAAAAATTCCGTTAGAAGATGGAATACATAGTGTCAAAATGGTTTTAGAGAGATGTTTCATTAATATTGATAACTGCTCTAAATTAATAAATGCACTACGTCATTATCACCGAAAGTATAATGACAAAGACAGAGTATATAAACTTTCAGTAAATCACGATTGGTCATCGCACGCAGCAGATGCTTTGCGAACCTTAGCCGTTGGTTTGCAAGAAGTTAAAATTTTTAACAACACCAGCCGACAACAAGTGGCTGATAACCAATTTAATATATTATGAGTTTTATTTTTGGAAAACCACAAATGCCAGAACCTCCAAAATTTATAGAACCTAAAGTAGAGGCGGTTCCAAATTTTGAAGATGTAAAAAGAAGAGAAGCAGAAGAACTTGCTATGCGTGAGAGCATGGCTAGAAGAAGAGGTAGACGTTCTACAATATTGACAGGTACAGGACTTACAAGTTCTCCTGAATTAGATAATAAAACTTTATTAGGCGCTTAGTCATGGGGTTAGGAAAAAAGATTGTTGATGTAATGCAACAAGCTACAGCAATAGAAAAAGCTAAAAAAGAATCAAAATCTACACCAGCTGCTAAAGCAACAGCAGATAATAAATTACCAATGTCAAAAAGAAGAACAAGATCTTTGCAAAAACAAAGTCAGTTAAATAATCAAACAACTTTACTAGGAGGTTAACATGGGTGGACCTGTTCCAAATCCGTTTAAATCAAAACCAAAAGCACCAGAGCAACCGCAAGTGCCAGCACAAATGGAAGCACCAAAACCAGCTACCGTTCCTGCAGGACCAACTGCTATTGAAATGACAGATCAAAGATTGATCGATGCAAGACGCAGAGGCAGACGTGCAAATGTTTTGACAGGCGTTACAGGACCTGCAGACACATTGTCTTTAGGTTATAGATCTTTACTTGGATAAAAAATGCAAGAACAAAATTTAAGAGATCTCTCACGAGATTTAAAAAGAAATTTGTCTAGGCTAATGGAGCAAAGAAGCAACTTTGAAAGCCATTGGCAAGAAATAGCAGACGTACTGCTGCCTAGACGAGCCGACATTACAAAAGAACGAGCAAAAGGCGACAAGCGAAACATAGAAATATTTGATGGAACAGCCATACATTCGCTCGAACTTTTGGCAGCTTCACTACATGGAATGTTAACCTCATCCGCAAATAGATGGTTCTCTTTAAGATTTAAAGAGCCAATTCTAAATGATGAGGATGAAGCGAAAGAGTGGTTGGATGATGCAACAAATAAAATGTATGTAGCCTTCAACCGTTCTAATTTTCAGCAAGAAGTTTTTGAGTGTTACCATGATTTAATTGCATTCGGTACCGCTTGTCTAATGATCGAAGAAGATCGAGAGGACATCGTTCGTTTTTCATCAAGACACATAAAAGAATTATACATAATGGAAAATGACAAAGGATTTGTTGATACCATTTATCGTAAATTTAAAATGCCAGCTCAGGCAATTGTTTCAAAATTTGGAGCAGAGAATGTTAGCACTTCTGTTCAAAACGCATTTAAAAAAAATCCATTTGACGAAATATCTTTAGTTCATGTTGTACGACCAAGATTAATGTACGATGAGAAGAAAAAAGATAAAAAGAATATGCCGTTTGAAAGTATTTATTTTGAATACGAAAGCGGACATATTATTTCACAAGGAGGATTTAAAGAACTTCCTTACGTTGTACCAAGATATTTAAAAGGTTCATCAGAGATATACGGCAGATCTCCTGGAATGAATGCTTTACCTGATGTTAAAGTTTTAAACAAAATGGTTGAAGTATCATTAAAGGCTGCAGCTAAGATGGTTGATCCACCATTATTAGTTCCTGATGACAGTATGATTTTGCCTGTTCGTACAGCTCCAGGCTCATTAAATTATTATCGATCAGGCTCACGAGATAAAATTGAACCATTACAAATAGGTGCAAACTCTCCACTTGGAATTAATTTAGAAAACCAAAGAAGAGATGCGATTGCAAAAACTTTTTATGTAGATCAATTAATGATGTCTAGTTCTAATCGTTCTATGACAGCCACAGAAGTTACGGCTCGTAATGAAGAACGAATGAGAATTCTAGGACCAGCATTATCAAGATTACAAAACGAATTATTGCAGCCAATGATTATTCGAGTGTTTAATATTATGTTAAGAAATAATTTATTTGTTCAAGCTCCACAAATGCTTGCAGGTCAAGAAGTGGATATTGAATATGTATCACCAATGGCGATTGCACAAAGATCCCAAGAACTACAATCGATTATGAGAGGACTAGAAGTATTTGGCTCTATTAGCCAAGTATCTCCTGTAACAGATTATATTGATGAAAACGGTCTAGTTAAAACCATTATCAATGTTTTAGGATTACCTGCGAAGATGATTAGATCAGATGCGCAAGTAAGACAAAAAAGAGAGCAACAAGCACAACAACAACAAATGCAGATGCAAATGCAACAAGAACTCGCTGGTAGCGAAATTGCAAGAAACTCTGCACCAATGGTGAAAGCTCTCAATGGAACACAACAACAACAACCACAATAAAAAATTTCTCGAACTTGTTGCTGATTACAAAATTGTATTCGGTAGCGATGAAGGAAAACGAGTTTTAAGCGATCTCGAAAAAAGATGCCACGAGTTTGCGACTACTCATCAAAAAGGTGATAGTCACGAAACAGCCTACTTAGAAGGTCAACGCTCTGTGCTTATCTTTATTAAAAACGCTCTTAAACAAACTAACAGTTAAATAAATGGAAAATCAGACAACTGCTCCTGTAGCAACAGGACAATCTGATGTTCAACAAAATGTTGCTTCATCAGTACAAGCGCCAACAACTTTAGCGCAACCTGTATCTACACAGGCTAAACAGGAAAATAAAATAGATTTTAAAACTTTAATTCCTGAAAGTTATAAAGAAGAAAAATCATTACAAAATTTTAACGATATGGAAAGTTTTGTAAAAAGTTATCTGCACGCACAAAAATTAGTAGGAATGGATAAAATTCCTGTACCTAATAAATATGCAACAGATGAAGATTGGCAAGCCGTATTTAAAAAATTAGGTGCGCCAGAAACTCCAGATCAATATAAATATTCTTTTAAAGATGAGGAAGTTGATCCAAGTCAGTTAAAGGAATTTAATCAAGCTGCACATAAATTAGGATTACTTCCTAAACAAGCAGAAGGATTAATAAAATTTTATAATGAGCTTAATCAAAATTCTGTACAGCAACAAGAAGCACAAGCTGCAACTGTTAGACAAGAAGCAGAATTAAGTTTAAAAAAAGAATTTGGACCAGAGTTTAATAAAAGACTTGACCAAGCTAAAAGACTTGCAAGTTCAACTTTAGGTGCTGAATTTTTAAATAATACAATTTTACAAGATGGCTCCAGACTTGGTGATAATGTTTTATTAGTAAAAGCATTTTCACAACTTGCAGACAAATTATCTGAAGATGAGATTGTCAAAGGTGAAGGTTCTGGCTATCAAACCGCAACTGAAATCCAAAGAGAAATAGATGCTCTTATGGAAGAAGGTTCTCCATATTGGACAAGCGGTCATCCTAACCACAAAAGAGCTGTTGAAGAAGTTTATAAACTTAGACAGTTATTAAATGGTTGATAAAGAAATTCTAACCGAAAACGAAATACGCCTGGAATGCTTGCGTCTAGCTGTTGAATTCGCATCTGAAAATGTGAAGCTAGATCCAATTCCTGTGGCACAAACATATTTCGATTGGGTAATGAAAAAAAATTCTGTTGAGAAAATCCGCAAGGATCTCAAAGATAAACGATGAAGTGTAATCGCTAAATACACAGGCAAGATCCAGATCTTCTGGAAAATCGAACCGACTAATCAAAACTTAAACTAACAATAAGGAGATTGACAATATGTCAAACCAAATAACTACAGCTTTTGTACAGCAGTATTCAAACAATGTACAAATGTTGTCACAACAAAAAGGTTCGCTTCTTAGAGGTACTGTGAGAGTTGAAAGCGTTGTAGGAAAAAATGCTTTCTTTGACCAAGTTGGTAGCGTAGCTGCCGTGTTAAGAACAACACGACACGCTGAAACGCCTCAGCTGGACACTCCACATTCACGAAGAAGAGTATCTTTGGCTGATTATGAGTTTGCTGATCTTATCGACAATCAAGATAAGTTAAGAACTCTAATTGATCCAACATCATCTTATGCTTTAGCTGCAGCTTATGCTTTAGGCAGAGCGCAAGACGATGTAATTATAAGCGCTGCAACAGGAACAGCATTCACAGGCGAAACAGGTAGCACATCTACTTCTTTCACAGCTGGTAATGCAATTACTGAAGCATCAACAGGCGGATTAACATTAACAAAATTAAGAAATGCGAAAAAAATTCTTGATAGTGGTGATGTAGATCCTTCAATTCCAAGAAATATAATTGTTGGTCCACAACAAGTTATCGATTTACTTGGAGATACAAACGTTACAAGTTCTGACTACAATACAGTTAAAGCTCTTGTGAATGGTGAATTAAATACATTCATGGGTTTCAACTTTATTATGTCGAACAGACTTTCTAAATCTGGCAGTTTAAGAAAAGCACTTGTGTACACACAAGACGCAATTCTTATGGCAGTTGGACAAGACATTATGACTAGAATTGATGAGCGATCAGATCGTGGTTACTCAACACAAGTTTATGTATGTCAATCCATCGGCGCAACTAGAATGGAAGAAGCTAAAGTTGTATCAATCGAATGTTACGAAGCATAGGAGGAATAAAATATGGCAACAGTATATTCAGTTCAAAAAACTAAATGGAGTCAGAATGTTCCTTCAGAAAACATCAAAACTAATGAACAAAGCGGCAAAGTAAGAATTGCTTTCGCAGAATACGAAGCAAGCTCACTTGCAATCGGCGACGTTATTCAGTTCTTTAACCTACCAAACGGTGCAAGAATTCTTGACGGTTACTTAGCTAATGATGCTTTAGGATCTTCGACTACATTATCAGTTGGATATGGCGCACATACTAACGCAGCAGGAACAACAGTAAGTGCTTCTGCAGCTAATTATTTAGCAGCCACTTCAACTTCATCAGCAGCAAGAACAGACATAGCAGCGACAATCGCTCTAGGTTCTGGATCAGTTGTTGATGCAAACAAAGACGGATTACCGATCACAGCAACACTTGCTGGTGCAGCGGCATCTGGAACGATCTATTTAACAATTAGATACGTTGTTGACTAATTCATAGTCAAAATGGGGGAGGCGTAAATTGCCTCCTCCGACAATCAAAAAATTATGTTTCAATTTTATACGCTGGTGAGC